GAGGGTGGCCGCGGTCCGGTCCAGGATGTCGGGGCTGCGACCGAAGACGGTCTGCACGGTGCCGAAGCGCTGGTGCCAGAGCCATTTGATCCGGGTGTCCAGGCTGCCGCAGTGGGCCTCGGGGACGCGCTGGCGGTAGCGCCGCTGCCGGATGGTGGCGAGCTCGTCCTCGAAGGTGATCGGGACCGGGAGCTGTTCCTGGCTCACAGTTGCACCCCGTGCTGCAGGGAGTCGGCCACGATCCAGGCGAGTGGCCCGAACAGCAGGGCCGCCAGGATCCCGACGACGACCCAGACGCCGAGCTTCATCAGTACCTCGCTCATCCCAGGGCTCCCATCGTGAGGTCCTCGAACTCGATCGCGTCCTCGGTCTTGGCCGCGGGCCCGGTGCCCGGCCGGCGCTTCCCGACCAGGCGGTCCATCAGCATCTTCCGCGCCTTGTTCGCGCGCGGCAGGCTGCCTCGGACACGCTCGTCGGGCCGGTTGGCCACGTCGAACAGCGTACGCGCGATCAGCTCGTGGACCTTGACGTCGAGCAGCACGTCGGTCTCGAGCTCGGGATGGTCGGCCACGGCCTGCAGCGCCGCGCGGACGGTGACCTCAGCCATCTCGACCCTCCGCCTGCTTCTCCCACCACCGCGGCTTCTGCAGGGGCGCCAGGGCCGCGCGCTGGCGGGCGTGGGGCTCGGCCTCACGCGCCTCCTGCTGGGCCGCCAGGCGGTCCAGGACGGCCTGTGCGCGCTTGCCACAGCGGATGCAGGTCACGGCCGTCGGGTCGTCCGTGGTCTTGCCCTTCCGCCCGCACAGCGGCTTCCCGTCGGCGGGGTTCCACAGGTGGATGAAGGTCTTCTCGTCCTTGCTCTTGCGGCGGTTGCCCATCACCAGACTCCTGACCAGTCCTGTACGTAATCGGTCGAGGCGGATTGCCCGACCAGCGGCGCGTCGAAGAACTGACCGCCGAAGAACTCCAGCTCCTTGGTCGCCTGCACCGCGTAGCGGTAGGCGTCCATCATGTGGCTGTACTTGTCGTGCAGCGGCTTGTCGGTCCACTGCTGCAGCTTGTTGTTGAACTCGTACTTGTAGTTCTCGAAGCACTCGAGCATCCACTGGCAGTTGGTCTTGTGGACGACCAGGTTGTACATGTTGAGCCTGGCCTGCTGGATGTCGGTGATGATGTCGAAGTCGCCCTGCCGCCCGCCGGGCAGCTTGTAGACCTTGTTGGACTTGGCGAGCACCGCGGTGTTGGGGAACTTCTGCCGGACCATGTCGGCCGGCGTGGTGTTCACCGCCTTCTCGTGGTGCTCGGCGTCCCAGGGGAGGATCACCCAGGCGATCTGGTTGAAGTAGTGCTTCTCCCGCAGCACGTCGATGTACTCCGGGACCGCCTTGCCGTGGCCCTCGCCGCAGTCGTAGATGAACATGCGTCCGTTGATCCACTGGAACACGCACCACGCCGTGGCGTCGCTGTGCATGCCGGAGGCGCCGATGTCGAACTGCACGTAGACCGGGTGGCCGGGGTTGAGGTTGAAGTCGTGGATGCGCTGGTCACGCTCCATCACCATGTACGCCTCGCCGTAGACCGCGGCCGCGTCCATCTCCTCGAAGGAGACGTAGTACTCCTGCTCGAACATCCGGTCGTTGCCGAAGCGCTTGCGGTACGCCTCGCGGGTGAGCTCGAGCTGCTCGGCGGTGCGGACCGGCGGCAGCCCGTGGCGGCCCATGATCTCGTTCAGGTCGTCGATCGTGCGGATGATGACCTGTGCCTGGGGGTTGTCCTGCAGCGACTGCATCAGCTGCCACAGCGGGTTCTTCCGCTTGCCTCGCGGGGTGCTCACCACCATCAGGCGCTTCTGCTCGTGCTCGTTGTCGAGGATGGGGATGAGCCGCGGGATCGGGTCCTCGCGGTGGAAGAGCGCAAGCTCGGTGATGGTGTAGTCCTGGAACGAGGTGCCCACGCCGGAGGTGTCGGTGCCGGACTGGAAGTAGCCCTGCAGCTTGAGCCGGCTCTCGTTGCGGAAGCGGCCCTCCATGACCGTGTTCTTCCAGTCGACGAGCTCCTTCGGGACGTTGTCCTGCAGGCCCTTGATGTACTGCTGGGTGACCGGGTCGATGTAGGTCTTGTCCCACAGGATGTCCCGGATCATCGGGTTGTTCAGGCTGATGTAGACGCCAGTGGTCTTGGCGGTCCGCAGCCGTGCGTCGCACTGCTCCATCGAGGCGGCGACGTCCTTGCCGGACTGACGCGGCAGGACCGCCAGGCCGTAGCGCTTCGTGCGCCACATGGTGTGCAGCTCGGCCTGGTAGGGCCGTGGCCGGTAGTGAACGGGGAACCGGGCCACGGCCCTACTCCTTTCGGGTCAGCGCGCTCGCACGACAGGGATGATGAGCACGATCAGGATGAGCAGGAGGAGGAGGTTGGTGATCTCCCGAGAGGCGAGGTCCATCAGTCCTCCTCGCCCTCCGGCGCGGTGAGCTCCTCGAGCTCGTCCTCGGTGAGGTCGTCGGGGTCGACGTCCTCGTCCTCGTCGTCCTCACCCGCCTCGACGGCCTGCGACTCCGCACCCGTGGGCACGCCGACGTTGGCCAGGTCGACGGGCTCGCCGTCCTGGTTCTCGTTGGGCACGTCGATGTGCGGGGTCTGCCCGTCCTCGTCGGTCTCGACGCCGGCCGCGGTGGCGTACTGGCTGCTGACCGACTTCATGTTGTCGGTGAAGCTGTTGTCGCTGGTCACGGTGATCTCCTCAGATGGTGAAGTTCGGCAGCCCGAGGGTGCCGAAGAGGGTCGAGTAGTCCTCGGCCTCGGTAGAAGATCCTGCCTTGCTGGTGATCCCAGCCTGCGGAGGCTCGACGACAGGGGTCGCGGCGGCAGGGGCTGCAGCACCGGTGCCGACGGGGGAGGCGGCAGCCGGTGCTGCAGGCTTGGAGGCCCGCTCAGCGGTGAGCTGGGTGCGGAGCTGGTCGATGATCGGCTGCACCGGGATCGAGTAGCCGTTGAGCTTCCCGTCCTCGCTCCGCAGCTCGTAGGGCTTGGCCAGCGTAGCGAACCGCTCGGCCAGGTCCTTGTCGAAGCCCTTGGTGTACGGCACCAGGTCGGCGTTGTTCTGGAACAGCTGCACGCTGGCGTGCACCGTGTCCAGGAAGGCCGAGTTCTGGTCCATCGCCAGCGACGCCTTGTGTCGCACGTCGTCGGCGAGCAGGCCCTTCACGGCCTCCTGCCACTCGCGCGCGTCGTTGGAGTCGCGGATGGTCTCGAAGCCGTCCTTGCCGTCCAGGCGCGGGACCTGCTTGCCGACGAGCAGCCGCGGGTGCTGCTCGATCGCCTCGAAGTACTGCTTGTGCTCCTCGCGCGCGGCGGACATCGCCTCGTTGATGTAGCCCTCCGAGAGCTTCTCCTCGAGCTTGGTGCTCAGCTCTCCGAGCTGTGGCGCGACAGCGGAGTGCTCGAGGGTCCAGCCAGCTGGGACCACAGCTGCTCCTCCGCCGGCGGCATCGGCTCCTCCTGCAGCGCCTCCGGCCGATGCATCTGCGGCAGCACCAGCCGCTCCGTCGCCGCCTGCACCGGATCCAGCTCCGCCGTCAGCGCCTGCAACGGGGGCTCCGGCGGTGGGGGCTGCTGCACCGGTGTCGACAGGTCCGCCAGCAACTCCTGGACTCGGAGCAGCTGCGCCTCCTGCGTCAGGTGCTGCAGCTGCAGCGCCACCTGCAGCCTGGCCTCCCGCTGCGCCAGCAGCGCCAGCTGCGCCTGCGTCCGCTCCAGCTGCCTGGCCAGCCGTCTCGTCGCCCGGCTCTGGCGCCAGCGTGTCCATGAGCTGAGCGAAGCCAGCCATGTCACCGAAGGCACCCAGCGGCGGGAGCTCCTGCTGCTGCTCACTCACCGGCCTCCTCCTTGATCCAGGCCTCCTGGAAGTCACGGAGGGCTTCGGCCAGGTCCGCCTGGTCGGCCTCGGTGAACTCGAAGGAGATGGCGCCGAGGTGACCGGTGAGGCCGATCTCGCCGAAGAAGAAGGAGCTGATCTCCCCGAGCGCGGCGATGTGGGCCGCGGCGTCCGGCGCGGTGCAGTCCCAGCCGAGCTCGTAGGCGAGCAGCGACTTCTGCCAGTTGGTCAGCAGGTTGAGGTAGTGGACGCCGTTGTGCTCGAGGTCGTCGTCGACGGTGTGCTGGTTGAGGCACTCGTCGTCGGAGGCGATCTCGAAGTCGAGCACCTCGACCAGGTGGGCCATGAGCTCGAAGTACTTCTGCACGAACGCCGGCATCAGGCCGTACGTCATGCCCTCGTACTTCCCGCAGATCGCGGTGGCCCAGGGGATGGTGATGCGCGCGCCGTGGTCGCGGTTCTTCTTGGAGAGGATCTCCTGCCAGATCCGCAGCACCGGGTTGTACTTCGCCTCGCTCGCGTCGCCCAGCAGCGTGGCGAGATCCTTCTCGTCCTGCTCGGTGAACTCCGCGGAGGGGGTCTGGTCGGTCACAGCTCGATCCTTCCCTGCAGGGCCAGCTGACGGGCCTCTGCTTCGATGGTGCGGACTGTGCTGACGATGTCGTAGCACAGGACGTTGGAGACGTACTTCCGCTTGATGGACGCCGGCACCAGCTCGGGGCCGCCGTAGAACTCCTGGACCTCGAAGAAGTCGAAGCCGTTGTTGCCCGAGTAGGTGTAGACCTTGAACGGGAACCGCGGGTCTCGGTAGATCCCGACCTGGTAGGACGGCAGGGTGATCTTCACCTCGGCGGTGCGGGTGCCCTTGCCGGCCACCTCGAAGGACTCGACGGTCCCGTCCTCGAGCTGCACGGTCTTGGTCTCGGTGCCGGTGTTGACGTACTGCAGCACCCGGCGGCCGCGGGGCCTGGGCGTGGCGGGCTTGAGGACTTCCTCCTGCAGCCACACCCGGCCCTGCTCGTCGACGCGGATCGGCTCCTCGAGATCCTTGGAGTTCTGGTGCTCGCCCGCGAAGGCGTTGGGGTCGCGCTCGGCGACCGGCACCTGCCGAGCGCCGACGTCGGCGGCGGCCCGCTCCTGGGCGACGACGGTGTCGTGCGTGGCCGCGCTGCCCTGGAGCCCGAAGAAAGCCGCGGCCTCCGGGTCGATGTCCTCGCCTGCGACCGGCAGGTCGGGCTGAGGCTCGGTGCTGAGGTCCGGAGCCGCCGGGGCGGTCGGAGGCTCGACGTGCTCGAGACGGATGACTCCGGCGGAGACCAGCTCGTCGTACTTCTTCTGCAGGTCGTCGGTCTTGTACTCGCGGTAGTGCTTGGTGAAGTCGACTCCTGCCGCCTTCAGCGCCTGGAACAGGCGGGACTTCTCGCCCTGGCTCATGGTTCTCCTGTAGGTGGGCTTGGGGGCCGATGCACCGGAACTGTAGCGGCGAAGCACCGGCGGCCTGCGTGCGACACGCGGGATGTAGACACCCCCGTAGACACCCCAGGGGTGTCTACATGTTCTCGCAGGTCAGATGCCCTATAGGGCTGCTGTAGACACGTAGACACCTGGAAAGTCCGAAAGTCCCCTGGCGCCTGACCTAACTTTTCAGGGTGTTTGGGTGTCTACAGTGTCTACACCTCGGAATCTCCACCCGACCACGGGCATCTGCCGAAGATTCCACACCCACCGTGCCGTGGCTACAACAGAATCTGTTGTTTCGGCGGCCTCGATGTAGACACCCTGTAGGTGTCTACAAGGTGTCTACACCGCCCGAGGTGTCTACATCTGGCGCAGCTTGTAGCGCAGCACCCGCGCTTCGTGATCGGTCCACAGCTTGCCGCCCCGGTGCCGCGGCTTCACCATGCGGTGCGAGCCGACGATGACCCGGGCCTTCCGCCCGTCGACGACGAAGAGGTACTCCACGCCGTGCTCGCCGATGACGCGCGCGCCGTGCTTGTCGAAGATCGCCATGAGGTCGTCGTACGCCGCGGAGCCGCGGTGGATGTTCGCGTCGATGTGGCCGATCAGCGGCCAGCCGCCGCGCAGCGACCGCTCGAGCGCCCGGTCCAGCGCCGGCAGGTCCTGGGTGTAGAGGATGTCCTGGCGGATCGGGCCGTCACCCTCCTCGTCGGCGCCGACGACGCAGTGGCCGTTGAGCTTCCACACCCGCAGCCCGGTGTCGAGGTGCTCGAGGAAGGCGCGGCGCATGTAGCGGTCCTCGCTGATCTTCCGGATCCCACCGTGCATCAGCCAGGCCCCGTCCCGCACCCGCTTGAAGATGTCGCGCCGCCAGAAGCAGGGCTGCCCGCCGGCCACCGGGGCGAGGACCCCCGCGGTCCAGGTGGGTGAGGAGGCCCACTGCGCGCGCATCATCGAGGCCGCGCGCCGCCAATAGCTGCGGAGCCGGAACTCCTGCACCACCATCGAGTCGGCGGCCCGGGACAGCCGCTCCATGTCCTTCTCCAGGTGCGCCAGCGGCATCGGCGGGTTCGCCCGCTCGTTGGTGCCGACGAAGATCAGCCACTCGGTCTCGATCATCAGGGCCTCGCTGTGTCCAGGTAGGGCTGCGGGATGCCGTTGTCGGTGAGCTGCGTGGCGGCGCCGGCCTCGGCCCGGCCGTACTCGAAGGTCTCCACCGAGCCGAAGTCGTAACCGACGTTCACGCTGACCGGCGTGTAGCGGTACTGGACCAGGGAGATCTGGCCGACGCCCTGGACGTCCGGCAGCGAGGAGGCGTAGAAGAACCACTCCTTCAGCTCGCGCGCGATCCGGAGGTAGTCCTCGGCGTCGAAGGGCATGCCGGTGCCGAGGGCGTGCACGTCCTGCCGGTAGACCTTGTTCACGTCGACGACCTGGCCGTTGTAGTCCTTGCCGCGAACCCCGAAGCGCAGAGCGCCGGTGAAGTTGCCGACCGTGAGCGAGACCTGCCGCAGGTGCGCCCAGGCGTCGTGGGCCCGGTTGGCGCCCTGGGTGTTGGTCTCGAGCAGCCAGGCGATCTCCTGGGTGCCGATCCGCCAGCCGAGCTCACCGGCCGGCGGCAGCACGACGTCGTCCTCGAGCTTGGTCTCGTCGAAGACGAACAGCCCGTCGGGCCGGACCAGGCACAGCAGCACCCGGTCGTCGAGCTCGATCTTGCGCAGGCTCACACCTTGGGTGGTCCACCGTGACCAGGAGCCGCCGTCAGCCGCCAGGTCCAGGACCCACACCTCGTTGCCGTTGCAGGCGTCCTCGAGCTCGGCACCGTCAGGGTTCTGCACCAGGTAGTAGAGCCGCTGGTCGAAGTAGCAGGACACGATCTTGTCCTTGTTCGCCAGCCGCTGCCACTGGGGCGCGATCTGGTCGGTCATCGACTTGTGGTTGATGTTGTAGTTCGAGGCCGTCGACTTCATCAGCTGGTCGTCCAGCGGGTGGTAGAGCGCGTTGTTGGCCACCTCGCAGCCGTACGGCGAGACCGTCCCCGGCGTCGCGGTCGTCTCCTCGAAGCCCATGATCTGGGTGTTGTCGGACTGCGAGGTGACGCTGGCCGGCGCCATGTAGTAGGCGGTGGAGTGGCTGTCGGTCCCCATGCACAGGATGGTCAGGGTGTCGACCGACTGCGGGTTCTGCCACAGCTTCGCGCACGCCGGGACCTGCATGTTGCCCGACGTCAGGGTCTTGTAGCCGCCGCCGCGGTGCGGAGCGAAGTTCAGGTAGTTGCCCTGCTCGTTGGTGGTCCAGCGCACCACGGCCGGCGCGCTCTTGTCGTTGACGATGACCAGCCGGTCCGCGGCCACGATGCCCTGGCTGCCCCGCGGCGGCTCGGAGGAGTTGTAGCGGTTGTCCGTGGTCGGGATCGGCATGGTCGCGTTGAGGCCCTGGTGGCTGGGGTTCATCACGAACCAGCCCTGGGCGGCGATCGTCGAGGCCGGGGTCAGGTCCCGGGAGCCGATGAGCTGCATCTCCACCGGGGCCGGGGCCTGCACCGACCAGCACGCCACGTAGAAGTTCAGCTTCTTCGCACCGGCGTCACGGGCCTGGGTGAACTGCGCAGCGGCCACGTTCGGCACGATGAGCGCCAGCTGGTCCGAGGCCGCGGCACCCACCGTGGTGGCAACCCCGGACGGGGACAGCGCGCTGTAGCCGAAGGACGGGACGTCCGGGGTCTCCCACAGCCAGGAGCCGACGGGCCGGGCGATGCGGCGAATGCCGATCTCCGAGGGCGCGGACTCGCCGAGCTCGTTGGAGTAGGTGTAGAAGACCGCCAGGTTGTAGACGTTGTCGGCCATGTTGCTGCTGATGAGGTGGTTGGTGTCCTCGTAGTTCGTGGCGAACGACGGGTAGCCGGTCTTGTCCGAGACGTACCAGTCGTAGCGCACCAGCCCGATCAGCGGCGAGCTGGTGTTGGCGGGGTCGCCGGTCGCCCACAGCGGGTCGGCCAGCTTCTCCACGAACTGGACCTTCTTGTCGGCGCCGACGTAGAAGACGATCGCGGGCTCGCCGTTGTTGCTCAGCGCCAGGATCTTGTTGTCGATCTGCAGGTACTTCACGTACGTCGTGGCGTTGGTGAAGACCGGGCCGTCGACACCCCAGTCGCCGATGAGGTCGAAGCCGGCGGCCGTCAGGGTCTGGAAGGTGTACACGCCGCCGACGTAGGTGAGCACCCGGAACCGGACCAGGCCGGTGTCGCGGATCGCCACCAGGTACGCCTTCTCGCCCGAGTCCAGGTAGAAGGGCTCGAACGTCCCGACCAGCTCCGGCGACGTCGCGGGCGTGATGGCCTTCAGCCCCGGCCGCACGGCCGCCGCCCCGTTGCGGGTGATGAGGATGTTCTCCATCAGCCGCAGCGAGGTGGGCTCGGAGACGCCCGGCGGGTAGGCCGTCGACCAGCCCTTGAACTCGCGCAGGTAGGCGCGGCTCAGCGGCCGGTCGATGGGTGCCGGCAGAGCGGCCTTGCCCGCCATCAGAACCGCCGCTCGTCAGCGTGCGGATGGCCGTGGATGCTGACGTGGGAGTGGATGCCCGCCTGGATCGGCACGAAGAACTCGTTCATGTACGGGCTGTCGGTGTTGCGGTCGTCGCGCTCGATCACCTGGTACATGAGGTCCTTGTACTGGGCCTCGAGTGTCTGCACCCGCGGCTGCATCACCGGGTCGGACTGTGCGTAGAGGAACGCCGCCCGCAGGGTGATGACGTCGGGGTAGGCGAAGTCGATCTCCTGGTTCAGCACCGCGTCCGGCACCTCGACAAGCGGCAGCTCGGGGTCGGTCGGCTGCTCCGGGAGGCGGAACATCTTCGGCTCCCGCATCCCCGCGATGTACACCTCGAGGTCGGCCTCGCTCTCCCACAGCGGCCGGGAGAAGAAGAGCTCGTTGCGCACCACCGAGCACCACAGGCCGGCGCGGTAGGCGTACTTGCTGAGCGCGTCACGCGGCAGGTAGTAGGCCCAGCGCACCGTGTGCTCGTGGCCGTCGTCCTCCCAGGACACCAGCCGTGCCGCGTCGTCGCCGACCATCCGCGGCCGCACGCTCGAGGACATGATGAAGCTCGTGTCGCCTGCCGAGGTGGTGCCGACGTTGTGCTCGCCGGAGTAGTAGGACCACTCCTTCTCGAGCGCGTTGAGCCGCAGCGCCTTGTTCAGCGCGCGGGTGACCGACCGGAAGCGGTCCATCTCCGGCAGGTACTGCAGGTCCATGCCGGTGAGCTGGCCCAGCACCTCGACGACAGCCTCTTCCAGGGTCATCCTGATCTCGGGGTTGCTCACGTCACCACTTCCTCAGCGTTGCGCCCTCGGGCTTCGCCATCGCCACGGTCGTCCGGGCGTTGGCCAGGGAGCTGGTGCTCAGCTGCTCCTCGGTGAACTGCGGCGCCTGCCAGTCCTCGAGCTCCTGGGTGAGGCCGGGGTTCTTCCAGGAGCGGCCCTGCAGCTTGGCCGCGGCCATGAACGCCCGGTCCGACTGGGCGCTCGAGCGCGCCTCGTCGCCCTTCAGGCCCTTGCCGAAGTTCCGCCGGCGGCCCTTGCCGCCCTTGCCGCCCGACGTCGCGGACGCGGTGGCGCTGAGGTTCGAGTCGAAGCGCAGCCCGCCGCGGGGCTCGTCGTACTCCACCTCGTCACCGCGGACGGCACCCAGCCCGATGCCGCCGGGGACCGACGTGCCCGCCTTCACCCGGCCGAGCGCGCCGCCGCGCTCCTCGACGGGCTCGCCGTGCCAGGTCCGGAGCGGACCACCCGTCGCCTTGTCGCCCTTGCTGCCCGACGTCGAGGAGCTGGACGACTTCGAGGTGCTCTTGCTCTTGCCGCCCGGTGCGCCCGCATTGCGCCCGGCCTCCAGCGCCAGGCCGTAGTACTCCGCCTGCTGGCCGAGCGCGTTGCCGAGCTGGGTCTGGGTCTCCGAGGACTGGTTGTAGAACGTGGTCCAGAGCTGCTCCTTGTCGGCGTTCGCCTCGGTCACCATGTTCACCCGCGCGTTGTGGGTGTCCAGGGCGAGGTCGAGACGGCTCGCGTTGATGGAGCGCTGGCTG